CATTCGGTCGTATACCTTCTGCTCAAGCTGCTTCATCTGCGCCGAGTCCGGCGCGTAGCCCATGAGCTGGCCGGCCTTGCGGATCTCATCAATGGCTGTATCTGCGGTGGCCGCATACTGAATCAGGCCGACCGGGCGACCTTCGGCGTCCTTCAGATTGCGCTGCGAGTACGCCTGGATGGCTTGGTCCGCGCTCAATTCGGCGCGGGCCGTGGACTCGTTCGTCTGGTAGACGCGCAGCTGCTGCACGCGGTGCTGGCCCATGCGGCTCTGGAAGATGCCCATGTTCCGCGCAAGGATCGGGGAGAGCATCCGACGCTGCACGTCGTTGTCGAGCATCCCCATCGCCGACTGCCCCGCCTGGGAAAGTTCGGCCTGCATGGCGTCGTAGTTCACCTCGGCATCCTTGCCGATCATGGACGAATACTTATCGGCCACCGCCTGCATGCCCCTGCCGGCCGCTACGTCGGCTTCCTTGGTCTTCGCCTCGTCGATACCGTCTTGGATCGCCGAGCCGAGCCGGAAGGCCGCCATGCCCGTCTGCGTGAGCTGCTGACCAAACCGTGCGACCTGCGGCGCTGCCAGGTTCTCAGCGGGGGCGATACCGGGGGCGGCGAAGTCGCCGATGTCGCCGGCCCCCTGCGGGGCGACCTGCGGAATGAAGCTGGTGGGTACGGTCGGCATGGGTTAGATCCTCTGCGTGGAGACGCCCGCAAGCAACTCCTCGATGCGGCGGTTGCGCGCCCAGGAACTGGCAATTTCAGTCGCACTGCCAAGCAGGCTCGTGCCGGCAGCGAGGCCTGGGTAGATCGTGCCAGCGGTCGCCTGTAGGTTCTGCGCGGAAATGTCGGCCATCGTGGCGCCGACTCCAATGTTGAAGGCCCGCAACCTTGCGGCCTCTTGCTCGCGCACAGTGGACGCGTTGATGTTCAGGCGGTCGATTTCCTTGACGAGGTCCATGCTGCCGATGATTTCCTTGGCGCTGCCCGCACCAAGGACGGCACCGCGTGAAGCAAGTGCTGCCTGCGCGCTCGCACGCGCCTGCCCAGCGCGCATGGAATACTGCCCGAACCGAGCCGCGCCCTCGCGGCCAATCTGCCCTGCCGTGAACTCGGCGGACCGCTGGTTGATGCGGCCCATTTCGGCCGCGAACCGCTGGTTCTGCGCCTGCATCTTGAGCTGGTTCTGCTGACTCTGCGCCGCGTAGAACGAGCCGATGGCGCCCGTGATCGAACCGAAGATCCCCGCGATGGGGCCGGCAACCGTCATGGCCTGCGCAAACTGCGAGGTGAATGACGGGGACGTTGTTCCAGCGCCGACCGCATACGACTGCCCGGTCAGCAGGGTCGGTCCGATTGGACTGGTGGAGAATGGAACCTGTACGACTGCCATGTCAGCCTCCGATGCTCACTTCAAGGGTCAATCCGACGATGGTGAGAGGAAGTGGGTCAGACTGGCGCACATAGATGCGCCCCGCCTGCTGCCACGTCGGCGTGAGCTTGACACTGATTTCGTCCGTCTTGAGCGCGGGCGGCGAACCGTATGGCTCCGTGGTGCGTTGCTTGGCCTCGACGAGGTTGTCGGCGTTCGGGCCGACGAAGATTCCGCTTGAGCGGTACACGCGCAGGAATGCCTCGTTGACGTTCTTTGCACGCCCCTGGCCGAACGCCTCCATTTGGAGTGCCATCGGGAGCGTCTCAAGGTCGCTGACGTAGGGGAGGCCCACATGCACGATTGTGCTTGCACGCTGCAACACGGCCACCCCGCCCGTTACCGTCACCTGCGGCATTACGGCACCGTCCGCAAGGATGCTGACAGTCTTGCCCTCGAGGTGCGTCAGGCCAGTCACCGTGTCGCGTGCGAACGACCATACGGCCGTCGCCACGCCACGCAGCGCCACGGGAAGCAGGATGTCTGTCTGGGCCTTGATGACCGTCGTGGAAGTTCCGGACAGGATCGTGAGGCGGTACGTGTTCCCGTTTGCATCGGTCAGGACGATGGCATCGCCAACGTCCGTGCTGATCGGCGACTGGAAGATGGGGCTGCTCGCCGTAATCGTCAGCTCGTCGGCCGGACCCCAGGTCGTGCCGCCCGTCACCGTGACCGTGGTCGCAGTCGTATTCGTGCCGTCGTAGGTCAGGCCGCTGTCCACGAAGAAGCAGTCTTCGATGTCGCCGATCTGCCGGCTGGCGAACCGTTCGACGTAACGCTTCGTGACCCCGCCGATGGTCCGCTTGACGATGACGTACAGACGGTCCTCGGCACCCTCGGCAACGGCAGCGCACGTCTCAAAGTCGCCGTCCGTTTCGTGCTGGTGCCATGCGCCGATCTGCTGCTCCGGGATGTATGTCAGCCCGAGCATGCTTCCCGTGCTCGAGATAAACCACAGCAGCGGCTGCGGAGCCTTGCTGTAGCACATGTCAGTGATGTCGAAGTTGTCGAACAGATGCGTGGACCTGATCGACAGGTCGCCAGTCACGAACCCGCTTGCCTGCCACGAATACCCAAGCTCACGCACGTGTCCGTCACGCGCAGAGCAGTACACCACCGTATTGTTCACGATGGACGGCTGCACGTTGTTAGCACCGACGTATGACTGCGGACGCACCGAGATGGTGGTCGGAGAAATCACGTCACTGTTCACCGGGCTGATGCGCCACTCGGCGGCGCTCGTCAGCGCGAGCAGCTGCGTCAACGGGACAAGGTGGCGGATCGTGTTGGCTTCCCGTGCGGCGACGCGGAAGTTGATCCGGTCTGTGTCCTGCAACGGGATGTGAAAGGAGATGTCACTCTCCGTTCCAGTGCGCGTCATCCACAGAGTCTGCGGTGCATTGGTCGTGCCAGCGAACACGCGGCGCTGCTCGAAGTAACTGACTGCGCCAGGGTAGTTTCCACTTGACGCGAATACGGTATCGACGATTGGCGGCGTGATTCCGAGATCGGGACCGATGTTGTTGTCGGTGAACGTCGTCAGGTCGGTCTGCCCGATCAGGCCATACAGTCCGTTCTGACGCTTGTAGATGTTGTAGCGAGCAGCGCCAGACACGGCCGACCATGTGATCGTGTTACTTGATCCCTGCGCGTTCAGGTTGTTGTTCGCTGTTGCAGCTGCGCTCGGCGCACTCTCGTCGATTCCATTCGGAGCGATTGTGGTGACGACGTAGTAACTGGTGAAGTCCAGCGACTTGTCGCCAAACTGCACGTATCCGCCGCTCGACCACGTTCCATAGGATGTCGTATCAAGTTCGATTCCGCTGCTGTATGTGCGGACGCGGAACTTGTCTCCGGCACTTATGTGAGAAACGATGTAGTAGTCATCAGGGAACGGATTCGTCCACGTTCCGCCGTCAAGGTACACCGGATCTCCAACTGACAATCCATGCGGCGCGGTCGTATGCGCGACGCCAGGGGAAGCGGACGTGAATCCGATGAGGTCAAGAGCCTCGCCGCGGTTTGCAGTCGCTGTCACGCTCGACGGCGAAGTGACGGTCGAAGCAAACGATATCGTAGTCAGCGTCCACGTGGTTGCCCCCAGCCGGCGCAGCTCACGCGGTGCATAGTTCGGGTGTACGAGCGTCAGCACGTCGGCAGACTGCACGTAGTGGATGTCGAATAGGTCAGCCTCGGCGTAGGGATTCGGGATCTCGTAGATCCCCGCCGGCAGCGGATACCAGTACGTTGCGTTCGGCGGCGCGTTGCCCGTGGTTGCAGCGATGCAGTAGTAGTTCACGCCGCCGGATGACACGAGAGCGCCGACGGTATACGCCGTCGCTCCGTTGTATGCCGCTGGCGTACCAGGCCCGAGCGTCGCGCCCTGCGTGTGGAATCGGAAGTACCCCGCGCCAAGCTCAAGCACTAGCGTCTGCGTGGTGCTGAACGTGAACGGAAGCAGGCGCGTGCGCTTCGTGCTGTCCTTCACCTCTCGCACGAATGCCGTGCCTGGTCGGTTCTCTGCCGGCCCCTGCGGAAGCGCGATGAAGTTCAGCAACTTCGCTGCGCCAGTCTGGAACTTCACGTCATCAATCCGGCCCCACATTTCCGGCGACACTTCGCCGCCGGCAAATGACCGCGTGTAGGTTCGGGTGAGCGCCATGTCAGCGTCCAGAGATCCAGGAGGTGATGTGTCCGGGCTTCACGTCGCGCTGGCTTGCGTCGGATGCACGTGCCTGTCCGAGGTAGATGGCGACCATTTGCAGGCATCGCTGCCCCTGCCGTGCGCCCTCTTCACCCTTGACGACCGGGCCGGCAAGGAACGACGCGAGCTGCCACGACAATGCGATGGTGAACAGCGGGTCGAACTTGGTCGGGTCGCTCACAAGCGCCTGATAGCGCAGGAGCGCGGTTTCCTGGTTCGTATAGATGATCTTGTTCCCGAGCGTGTCCGTCTCGATCACGTATTCCTGCGGCACGTACACGCCGGCGGTCGTGATGGGCGGGTTCGTCCATCCGAAACCGTAGCGGTCGGCGGGATACGCACGCACCGTGTAATCGTTCTCTGCCTCTGGCGGCAGCACGGCCACGGCGGTCATCATGTCGCCAGGGCATGCGTATGCGTATTTCCACATGGTGTACGGCATCGTCACCTGCGCGAGGCTGACGCGCCGCGATGCGAACGACCACGTATGCATCTGGAGAAGCATGTCACGTGCGACCGGGTAGAACCGGGCGCAGTGCTCTGCCTGTGCTGATCCCTCCGGCGGATCAATGCTTGCGACGGTGGCGTCGTCGCCGAGGTGCGCGAGGGCGAGGTTGCATATCTCGACGACCGATGCCATACGTGCCTCCCGTAGGAAGGGAGGGGCGCCGTGGTTTCCCGCCGACGCCCCTCCCTGCTCACTAACTCGTTACAAGCTCACTCCGTGCCTGCGGACTCGGCCACCTTGCCCTTGCGGAGACGGCGCTGCGGTGCATCGGAAACAGTCGGTTCGGTTTCCGCGGCCACCTCCTCGATGTACTCGAGGTGGCG